CGAGTAGTACAAACAGAACCAGGCCCGATACCACATTTAATAACATCTGCACCATTAAGAATTAACTCCGATGTCATATCTCCAGTTACAACATTACCAGCCATAATAATTAAATCGGGAAATTGAACTCTTATTTCATATATAAAATCACTAAAGAATTCAGTGTATCCGTTTGCCACATCAACACACAAGTATTTAACTCTACCATCAGTAAGCTCTTGCACTTGTCTAAATTTATTTATATCTTCGTCGGTTGCACCAATAGACATAATAGTATAATTTGATATAGCATCTAGTTGTTGTTGAGACCACTCACCTTTTGTCGGATCAAAATATTCAACCAATTCTTTTACTGTATATGTCTTAACGAGACATGTCATAATGCCTTGTGCACGTAATACGCTTGCCATTTCAAATGTACCAACACCGTCCATATTACTTGCAATAATAGGAATACCATAGAAATTTTTATCAGTGCCTTTAGCATTTCTAAATTCTAAACGTCTAAATAAATTTACTTCTTTACGGCTTCTAGCTGTAGATCTTTTAGGTTTAAGAAGAACATCTTTATAGTCAAGTTTAATCTCGTTTTCAATCAGCATTTACTTTCCTTTCTATACAGACGAATGCATGTTTTTTTTCATAACTAAGAGAATGACCCTTTGCCGCTCTATCACACATTGGTTTAAACACAAACTCACCTACTTCTTCAACGTGATAATTATTAGTAGATAAAGCGGTTACCATTATTAATACGTATATCATGATATGCCATGTAATTTAAATAGAGCTCTACACTCATTTAAAGTTTGGTTTGGCCCTCTTTGAAAGACTACCCATCTATGCCCCCAACCAGCTAATGCTTGAGGATAATTTTCTTTCATATAATCTTTAAAGCTTGTACCTGTTGTCCATATATCATCACAAATCATAGGCATATCTTTTTTATCACCACTAGCATATTTATTCATTGCTTCAGCAAATGGAACCCCACCTCTTGGAATTCCTTCAGCATGAGAAAATGGTACTGTTTGATATAACATAACCATCTTTGCTATGGTATCCCAATCTTCTGTATCAAAAATATCACATTCTATTTTAAAAGGTAATTGCTTTCCTGCATGCGAAGTAAAGTCACCATATTCAAATAATCGTGTCATTGAAACTCCACGTTTGCCATAATTTCAGTAAGACATGCAACTACGTTGAGTTCATGATCTGCAACGAATGCATTTTTATATTGATAGTCAGCTAGAATTAAAACTATTTGAGGAATACTTTGAGGTGCAACTCTATCATACATCTTATCATATATTCCACGAAATATAGCAGAAGCATCAGTATCAATATTATTGACTACCCATTGTCTCATTTTCTTAAAGTCTTTGTCTTTTAAGTTTTGTAACAAATCAGAAAAAGCATCAGGAGCAGTAGTAGTATTAACTCTGATAGATCCAACAGTACTAAACTTTTGTAGTTCATTTAATATCTTTCTCCAATCAGGAGCATGCTTCATTATCAAATCAACAACTGCTTGTTGATCATAACCTATACCCTCATTATCTAAAAGTTTAATAGCGTGTTTCATAAACTCAGCGCATAACGGTTGTAAGTCTTTCTTACTTGTATTGAATTCAAATATAGAACATCTTGAATGTAATGGTTCTATAATACGATTCTTAAAGTTACATGTAAGAATAAATCGGCAATTGTTTGCAAACTCTTCAATAAATCCACGTAAAGCTGGTTGAGTTGACTGAGCATTTAAATAGTCAGCCTCATCAAGTATAACTACTTTTATTCCACCTTGCAATGAAACAGTGCTAGCAAATTGTTTTATTTTACCACGAAGAGTATCTATATTACCATCTTCAGAAGCATTAATAAGAATATAATCAAGATTTAATTGATTACATAATGCTTTAGCAACTGTAGTTTTACCAGTACCTGCAGTACCAGTAAATAACATATTTGGTAACTCACCACCATCAACAATCGATTGCAGTTGAGTCTTTAAAGTTTGTGGCAAAATAGTATCTGCTACAAACTTTGGTCTATATTTTTCAACCCATAAAAAATCAGTCATTTACACCTCCATAACAAAATTATATCACAAAATACGGGAAATGTAAACTATTATTTTTTATCAGTAGGTTTTTCTTCTGTTACTGGCGGTGGGGCAGTCATTGCTTCTTCTTGCTCAATTTGTTCGGCAGTCTGAATAATTTGTACACATTGATCACGTAATTGACCAATAGTAGAAAGCTCTTCTCCTTTAAAAGCTCCCCTTTGAGTCATAGCATCAATTACCGCAATTGTGCTTCGGCTCGATTTACTTGCAGTATCTCGCAAGGTTTTATATGATTCAGTCGTCATATTATACTCCGTAGGTTGAGGATTTTTCTAAAGCAATCCAATATTTAAGATCAAATTCATTATGTGACCATTGAGATATATTTTTTGAAGAGATCTCAACATTATAGTCACCTGGCAGAATTTTAAGATTAGAGATGCCCATTATAAAATTAAATGTTGCACCTTCAGGGAACTCACCAACAATGTCAATTGAATAACTATTTGATGTTGAGTTTTTACTATCAACAATAGAAAGATTAATAACATTATCTTTATTTGATATTGATACTTCTTCATGTCCTAATGTTGATGCAGCTCGTTTGAGCTTATTGAGTGTATCACTTGTCATAGTAAATGATACATCCGTCGTAGGCATTGTAATATCCTTTGACGGAGTTGTTAAAGTTTCTTCTGCTGAAAAGAAATATTTAACTTGTGATCTACCAGACGAATCAGATATAGTTACATACTCTTCGTCAAATTTAAGACTTGGTGTATCAACCAATCCAAGTACGCTGATAAATTCATTTAGATCATATATTCCAAAGTCTTTTGGAAATTGTTCTACAGCTGATGCTGTAGCTAAAACATTACGGGCTTCACTTATTGTTCTAAGTGTATTGCCTTGTCGTATCATAATGTTTGGATTAATCCCTGAAAAGTTTTTCAGAAGATCAATAGTCTTTTCATTTAGTTCCATTATATAGCTCCATTACTAATTTATATATTATAACATATTTCATTCAATTTGTAAACCGTTAAACTGCAATCTTACTAAAATTTTTATCTTTTTTAAATTCTAATTTATGCTCAAATTTATTTTCTAGAATATCGCCTTTGTGAGATATAACAAAAGTATTTGTATCATCTCCTAATGTATATAATATTTTCAATAGATTTTCAACTCCTTCGTGGTCTAAGCTCGAATCAAATGTTTCATCTAATATCAATAAATTTGTTGATACAGAATTTTTTAACTTTGCTATATGCCTCCATGTAAAAAGAAGTGATAAGTCTATTCTTTGTTTTTCTCCTTCAGAAAATGAATCATATGTGAATTCATCTCTATGTCTAGATTTTATTGTTTCTTGAAATGCTTCATCTAAAGTAAAAGAAACAAAGAAATCCATAACTTGAAGATATTGATTTACAAGTTTATTTATAACTGGTAAATACTGTTTAATTATTTTAGTTTTTATTCCAGTATCTTTAAGCATTTCGCTCATAACATTATTATAAGAATTCTGTTCCATTAAACTTAATTTTTCTTCTAAGAAAGAATCTTTATTTTTAGTATAAGTTTCTAAATCTTCTTTTGCTTTATTGAGATCTGCTACAGCTGAAGTGGATATATCATCTTTAGTAGTTTCTATTGCCTTTTGTAATCTATCAATCGCTTGATTATTATTATGTAATTCAGTCTGATTATTTCTAATTTGTTCTGCTATACTATTAGCAGCATTCATTCCATTTTCAAGTTTATCGCTTTCTTCACCTAATTTAGTCATAGCTGAAGTTAAATTTTTAGCTTTTTTACGTGCGCTAGATAGTTTATTATCTCTTAATTCAGAATTAATTTCTTGTTCACATGTAGGACAATTACTATTGTCTTCATAAAACTTAGCATCTTTAGCAACTCTTTTCATTTGATTTTCAAAATCAGCTTTATACTGATAGAAAGATTGCTTTTTATCATGAAGTGATTTAAGATTCATTTCATTATTTTTTAAATTATTATCAATGTATGATGAGAGTTGTATATTTTCTTTATTATAGGATTCTATTTGTTCTATACTTTCTTGTATAGTTTTTTCTTTTACTGCTACATTTTGTTCTGTTAATACTTTAACATCTTTAATATATTTGTTATGTGTTTCTATTTTATTCTTAATAATATCTAATCGGTAACTGGTATCTTTTATTTTTTCTTTTAAAGAAGAATGTTTTTCCTTTAGTAATTGGTTCATTTTAGAGAACACATTAATATCAAGAAGATCCTCAATGACATCACGCCTATGCCCACCAGGTAATTGCATAAATGGGATAAAAGAGGAGGAACCTAATACAACAACTTGGTGAAAACTCTTGTGATTGAGTTTTAAGATGTTTTGCTCGAGGATCTTCTGATACTCTTTAGCATGAGAGGATTGATTAATCATTTGATCATCTTTCCAAATCTCGAATATATTGGGTTTTATACCTCTTTTGATCCGATATTCTGATTTTCCTACGCTAAAAAGAACTTCAACCACTGTTGATTTTTGGTTAATAGAATTAATAAGTTGATCTTTTTTAATAGACCTATGGGGTTTACCAAACAACCCAAATGAAATAGCATCTAATATAGTTGATTTGCCAGAGCCATTATGACCCACAACTAATGTAGATTTATTTGCTATTAGATCTATTTCAGTAAATGTATTACCAGTTGAAAGGAAATTTTTCCATTTCACGTGTTTAAATAAAATCATTATTTAAGTGCCAATATTATTAGAATTCCTATAAGTAAGATATTGGTTAAGATCATTTGAATACATAAAATTAAATGATACCATACCCATCGATGTTTATACAAGGTATGTATATTTACAGTAGTATCTTCATTATCGTCTTCTTGTCCTTCTTCTATTTGGTGCTTCTTAAATCCTAATATAACTGGTAATTTTAATTTCATCATGCTACTTCTAATGCCTGTGCTTCTGTCATTAATTCGCGCATTTGAATTTTAATCTTATCTTTATCCAATTCAGTATCAACACCATCAATATAATCGTCTACTAATTCTGCTGTGTCTTCAACACGCAAATTCTCATCGCCAACATTTTCTCCTACAAATTCATTAAAGTTTTCTGTAATTTTTAATTCGTAAATATCTCTATTTTGAATTCTATCAATAAATCTATCAAATGTAAATCCATCATTCTTATTTACCACTACAACTTTAACAAACTTATTATCAAATTTGTCAACACTATAACTATTATAATCCATTTCTTCGTCATTGTAAAGGACTTTTTCAAATAAATTATAAGGATTATGTATTTTTTCTATTTCTCTAGTTTCAGTATCAATAATATGAAAGTACTTCTTATCACCTGCATCTGACCAGAAGAATTCCATTTGAGAACCTACATACCAAATATTATCTGCTCTTGAACCTACATGATAATGTCCTGTTAAAACTAGTTCAAATTTTTCAAATAATTTCCTATCCATACCATGATGATTCTTGACACCTCTCATCATTTCAAAACCATTTAATTCTAAATGAGCACCTAACCAATCTGCTTTACAATTATTAATAAAATCCATAGACTTTTCATAATTGTCTTGACATATCCAAGGTAATAGTGCTAATTTAAGAGATCCATATTCCATTACAGTAGGTTCCATTACTATATGGACTTCATTCATATAATGGCCAAGACATTCTTTTAATGCATTAAGATCATTTGTGTTTTTGTAAAAAGTATCATGATTGCCTGGAATAATATCCATCGACATCCCACGATCACGTAAAACATTCAAGAAGTGTTTTCGGTTGTGATTGAGTGCTTTAAAGTTTACAAACTTACGATGATCATAGTAATCACCTAGATGCACTATCTGTGTTATATTGTGTTTTTCACATTCTGGAAAAAATATATTTTCATAAAAAGTTTGAGCATTTTTTAAAAATATTTCAGATGAATTGCGTACGCCATTATGTGTATCATTAATCAAAGCAATTTTCATTAACTAAAGTCCATTCTCCAAGGGTAAATTGTATATCCTAGTGGTTTAAATACTAGTTCTTCAAATAATATTGTTATAGTAATTGCGAAAAGAATTTGTACCCATCTTGGTGCCTCGCTTAACCAGCGTAATGGTATTTGAAATAACCAACTATAAAATCTATGTAACATATCCATAAATCTATCTTTAAAACTAAAAGGTGGTAGCATAAACATAATAAGTAATATTGCAAAGATCCATATACCTATACTATAATCATCATTTGGATCATCAAATATGATTGGTAATAATAAAAGGCCTACTAAATAATAACCTATGTATCTTTGTAAATGATTTATCATTTATCCTCCTCTACTATATATTCGTACCAACCAGTGGTTACATATTTAGTTTCATATGGAGCTGCAGCACCTCTATGGGTATGTGTCCAATCAGTTGGCCATATAATTGTTAATCCTTTTCTAGGAGGAATCCTAAGATTTTGATATTTCCATTCAGTTTCTCCACCATTCATTACATTATTTAAATAAGTCATAAAAACTAAATTTCTTAAGCCTGTCCAATTTTCACAATGCCATGAATGAAAGCCTCCACCAGGTTCATATTTTTGTATTTGAACTCCTTCTTGCAGTTTAAATTCAGGAGATATTGACACATCATAAAATGATTTACAATATTCTGTAGTAGCAGGATTTAAAATTGTATTACAATATTCGTTATGCAATTCTTTAGGTATATATGTATCTACACTATCTTTTATATTTTTATTTTCTACAAGCTCGCCTTTAAATCCAGATTTACCTGTCCATTTTTTTTGATTAGGATCATTTATATGTTCTATTAATTTATCACATAATTCTAAATTATCTGTATACCATCCTTTTATAAAAAAGTTTTGGCTATTTAATTCTAATGCTGGTTTCACTGTAAAAATTCCGTAAGATCTGAATCAACTGTTTTAATTCTTTTTTTCTTTTTCTTTTCTACTGTAGCGAATTCTTTAAAATTAGCATCAGCCCCTCGTACTTTTTCAATACGATCTCTTAAAGTTTCAACAAAAGCACCAGCAACATAATTAGCCGTATTATCATCTGACAGATCCATAAAATTTTCTATACCTGATCTTGTCAAATATTTCATTTTTATATCTTGCTGTTTCTTTTCTTTTGCAATTCGTCGTAAGAAAGCATACCAACTTATTTGAGTAAAATAAGCAAATGCATTTGGTTTTCCTGTTCTTGTTGCTGCTTGTAAATCATAGTTACCTATAGCTTTAAGACAATTTTCTACTGCGTCCATTACCATTTCTTCACGATAAGTATAGCGAATAAAATTAGATTTATGTGATAGCCCTTCAGCTATTCTTAAAAAACATGTTGCTATATAATCGGGAACATTAGGTATAGTCTCATTCTTAGTTTTGGCAGTATCTGTTATAGTAACATAATCTACTACAGCTTGAGAAAAATCAGCATTATTAACGTAATGAATACTTTTTCTTTTAGCCATTATTAACTCCTTTAAGTATATTATATTAAATTTTTGTTAGTTTGTACACTATTATTTTTATAACTTAAGTGAAAAAATATATTGAAAATAGCGCATAAAACGTTGTACATTTGCGAGAAATGTGGTATAATAGATCTATTAGATCTGGTGGGGCAGGGATATCTAGTGTAATTTGCCTTTAGGAAATGTAATAATATTCGACGGTTCGTCGGAATCTCCATAAATAACATCTGTCATAAATCTTTCAAATTGATCATCATTTAATGTTTCTAATTTTTCTGCTACTGAATCCATATTTAAATCTATTTTAGATCCGGATTTTTTATTTTCTTTAACTGTTAATATTGATTTAGCATAATGCTTTAATAATTCCATTGAAGGATTAGCTTCTCCTAAAACATGACTAGCATTTAAAATTTGTAAAGTGGAAGGATCATGATCAAATGTGAACCAAGGCCTAAAAGCATAGAATCTAACTCCACGAGAAAAATCTTCCATAAGGATAACTTTCATACATGAACGAACAACGATAGATGCGTCATGATCTTTTTCGTCATGCCACTCTACAACTTCACATATAATTTCGTCGTTGTTTGTTAGTTTAAATTGTTTAATTCTTGACTCAGTCATAATTTTACCTTATGTGATTTCACTTTAAAACTCTCTTTCTTGTAAATCTTTAATCTTTCTTCCCCATGAAGTACTGCAAAATTTCTTCCATTTATATTATCTATAATATCATATAACTCCGTTGCCTTCCCGTTCTCGCTTTTTCGGAGGCCTCGACCAATACTTTGTAAGACTCTAATCTGAGATTTACTAGGCGATGCAAATATAATATTATGCAAATTGCGTATGTTAATACCAGTACTGAAAGTGCCCAAGGAAGCAACAATGATACCATTTTTTTGTTTATCCACTATCTTTCTAATTTCTTCGCGTTCCATAGTATCAACTTGACCTGAGATAAAAAATACATATCTATTTTCATCTGCTTTTTCCTTTATAAGTCTATATAACGGTTGCCCATGATCTTCTACTCTATTATAAAGAACTAATGTATTTCCTTCTAAAGATAAAGCTAAATTACGAATGAATGCATTTCTTTTTTGATGACAAATAATCCAATCAATTTCTTCTTGATATGTTTTACCGTCAAATTTTTCTGAGTGTTTTAATTCAATCCTAGAAATATTTAAATCAGCTAATGTATCTTTATCTTGTAAATCCTTTGTAGTAGTAACTCTGTGTATTTTACCAAATAACCCTTGTAGTACTAATTCATGAGTTTGTGTCCCATCTAAAGTTCCAGTAGTTCCAAATCTATAACTCGCTTCACTCAATTTATTCATAATAGATGTCAATGACTTTGATTTAAATCCATGACATTCATCACCAATAACACATTCAAACTGATCAAACCATGCTTTTGGTAATTTATATATCGATTGCCAAGTACTTATACATATTTGTATACCATTAAATTTTTTATCTTTACCGGAATATATCCTATGCATATTTTCTTTGACTTCGCCGTATTGTCTAAAATCATCATGCATTTGTTCAACTAATGATGTAGTAGGCACAATGATAAGCGCTTTTTTATTTCTCCTCATTCTCTGCCATAGCCAATATTTAACAATACAATATATTATTAAAGATTTCCCAGATCCTGTTGGAGATATTAATATACCTCTTCTTTTATGTAAACCATGACATATAGCATCAAACTGATAATCTCTTATTTTGAATGGTAATTCTAATTTATCAATCCAATCAAATATTTTATTAGGATCTATTTCATTCTCATCATCAGGTAATCCATAATCAGTTTTTTCTAATTTTACAAGATAACCCCTATTACGTGTAAATTCATTTAAATGAAAATATAAACCAGCAGGAAGTTCTCCAGTCTGAGCATTAAATAATCTAATTTTCCCGTCCCACATTCTATTTTTATATGCAGGCATAAATTTATAGCCAGGAACATAGAAAGAGAAAAACTCTCTTAATTCTGCAGCTGTTCCACTTTCACACTGAATGTGTAAATTAGCTTCGTTTAACTTCCGGACTCGAATTGTTTCCATTTTATAATATTACTTATTGTTTGGTGTCGCCAATTTAAATTGTTTATAATCTCTGTTAGAGTATCTATTACTGTTTTGAAGTATTGTATTTTCTCCTCTGATTTTTGTATTTCAGGATCAGCATCATAATAATATTCCATTTCACCTTTTAATACTTTTAATCCATCAAATGGATCTGCTTCCCATCCTAAATCTGTTAATTCTTTTTCATTCATCTTTCCATTATAATATAACCACTTTTGTTTTAAGAGAGTTTTTTGACTAAACTCAGCTCGTTTTAACTGTAGCTTATGTGTGGAGAGAAGTTCCAAATATTTGGCGTGTAAGAGAGGTGTATCTCTTGAGGTCTTATCTAAACTGTGTTGATCAATTTTACAGTCTTCTTGCCACATGGCAAGTATACTTTTCAAATCCATAATATATCCTATACTAATTCAAAATAACTAAATCTAAATGATGCTCCAAATGTAATAAATTCTGTTCCAGATGCTGTAGATTGAAATTGAATATCTGTTAAAGCAACTGGCATACAATCTATATATCTAACTTTCTTAGTGGTATTATTATGACTTGACAAAATTGATAAAGTAATATCTGACATAGTAGGAGGTCTCTTTGCTGCTAAATCAGCATCTAATTGAGATACTTCATTATGGTCTAGATTCCTACGCATCCATTGATACATTTCATCATATGCATTCATATTTTCATCTAAGATAATATTTGCTAATAATTCATTAAAAGTTAGTTTATCTCCAACAAAAGGAACTGATGCTAACTTACGAAAAGGTTGTTCCACTGCATTCATAATCATACCAGGATGCGTGAAGTCTTGACAGAAGAATTCTAAATTAGGAAAGTTCTTTCTATCAATCGTAATCTTAAACGAAGTAGGTTGTAAATAATTTATATTACTTGTTAGTGTCGCCATTCTTTTCTTTCATCCAATAGTTATAACTGCTGTTTCTCAATTCTTCTATTTCTTTTTTCAATTCAACAATCTTCTCTTCCAGTCTTTTAATTTCTTCAAGACCTCTATAACCGTATTCTGTATAGCCTTCATTCATACTACTATTTATATCTTATTTATCTTTATTCCTGAAGTTATTATACAGTTCAAATAATACTTTAACTTTTTCATTTAAAATTTCTATGGCAGAATGCATTTTCGCTAAAACAATAACAAGAGTTATAAAGCCTATAGCTATAGGCCATAGACTTACAATAAGCTGCAGCTGTTCCATGTGTTTTAGTCTTTTTTAATAAGTTCAATAGGATGAAATTGTCCATTAATTTCTTGCATCTTTATTTCACCTTTAGCACATGAATATCTATTTGGTGATGCTCCTGTATTTCTTACTATTTCTCTCTTTGTCTTTAAACAATCGCTTAAACCATCTTTTGGTGTATATTCCAATGGTGTTCCATCTACAAATAGAAATAATATAAATCCTTTAAATATTTCTATCATTGCTTAATCTCCGTTACGTAATGCCTCTATTTTATCTTCTAATTTTTGAATTCTTCTTTCATAGAATTCTAGAGTAAGTTTTTGTTGTTGATCGTAAGGAGCATTTCCACTTTCTATATCTGTTGATAAACTTTCTAATTCTCCTGCTAAGTGTTCAATTAACATAAACTGTTCACTATCTGCAGGTAAACTCCCCATTTCTCCTCTTGGCCATTTAATCCTAAATTCTGTATTCTTTTCTAAATCGGTATTCATTAATGTTATATTAGTTTCAATCTGATTTAATCTTTCAATAATACCAAAATAAGCCCAAGTAGCTACTGCAACAGCACCAATTATACTAATGATATTTCTTAGCGGTAAAGCTACTTCTGAGTTTTCATTTAATTTAGTGGCCATACTATTATTTATCCCTCTTACAAAAAATTGACACGTACTATTATTTGACAGTAACAATAGTCAAAAAATTGACAGTACTATTTATATAAAAAAAGAGGGAACCGAAGTCCCCTCTAGTTAAACGGAATATGTTGTAGTTATTATGCTCCGAGAATATTATCCACTCGGAAGATCCTGTAGTACTGGTTAGTCTTAACTGCTGCAAGACCATCACGTCCAGACATACTACCAACATCAACGAAAGGATTAGATACCATTCCATATCGAGTCTTAAAGCCGATTTTTGGTTGAAATGTATCTTCCCCTACTGCACGGACCATAGTTAGTGGTACGTATGGGCAATAGAAGACACCTGCGTCATAAGGATTAGTACCTTTATATCCAACAGTACAATAATCTGATACTGCATAAGGATCGATATAAACCTTAGTCCTACCGTTCATAACACCTGCAAATGTATTACCTGTGTCATCAACATTTAGGTTAGTTGATAGTGCTGGAGTGTAATCCAACATACCAGCTGCGGAAAGTGCAGAAGCCACATCAGAAGAGCAGATCATAAAGTTACCTTTACCTCTACGAGTTTCTTTTGCGATTACATTAGACTCTCTTTCAATTTGAAGGATAAGTCCTTTGAACTTCTCAACTGACCAACGACCATCTGCATCTGTTTGGATATTAAAGATACCGTTGATAGCTGTGTTGGACTGAAGTGCACCAGTCTTAGCTTGTGAGTTAATGGTTCGAATAACCTCACGGTTAATTTCAGCCATAATCTCAGTTGACAGAATATTTGCCAACTCAGTTTCAGCGTCAAGACCATGAATTGCTTTCAAGTCTTGTGCTAATTCTAAGCTGTATTCTGCTTTGAGTGCTCGAGACTTCGCAGTCACAGTAGCTTTCTCAATGGTGAATCCCATTTCAGCAAATGCTGATGCAGGATCAACTCCAGTTGAACCTAAACCTTCAGCATCACCTGTTGGCATTCCGCCACCAGTGCCATTTGTAACACGCTGATCATCAAGATTTGAGTCTTGAGCAGCTGAGTCAATACCTGTAAGTCCTGAAGGACCAGCAGCAGTATTGTGAGTTACAGATGAGTCACCAGAATAACTGGTTACTGCTTCATCGAATAGTGCTTCATCTTCCGCAGTAGCTCCACCACGTGTTGATTTATAACGTGATCTCATTGCAAAGATCAAGCCAGTTGGGCCTGTCATTGGCTGTACGCCGCAAACATCATAGGCCATA